CGTTGTGGTTGTAATCAGACACGGCGGGTCACTCCCGGATCGGCTCGGCATAGTACGCGCGCATGGCGCGCCAGCGCGCGACGATGCGCAGCGCCTCCCAGTCGGCGAGTTGGCAGCTCGGCTCATAGGCCGCGCAGCCCACCCGGCCCGAGCGGTGCACCTGGCAGGAGACGGGGAACACGCGCCCGATCAGGCACTCGCCGTGCTGGTCGTCGTCGACCTGCAAATGCAGGCAGGGCGCCTGGCCGTGGTCATCCATGGCCCGCGCTCCCGCAGCGGGTCTCGCGGTAGTAACGCCGCTCGGCGTGCTCGGCCTGCTTGCCGGCGTTGAATCGCTCCACCGGGCGGTGGTAGCCCATGACGCGGGTCCACACCTCGCAGCGGGTGCGCTCGCTGTCCTGCAAAACCGGCTCGGGCATGGGGTCGGACTCCGGCGGGCGGTGATGGAGACCCCGCGCCCAGCGGCGCGGGGCGGTCAGGGTTAGGCAGTCCCAGCGGCCGGGGCGAGATGCGCCTCGCCGGTCACGCCGGTGGCGTGCGTGCTCGGCAGGTATTTGCCCTTGTACTGGATGTAGATGGCCGACTCGGCGCAGGCGTTGCTGGTGTCCTTGTCCACGTACAGGCGGACATAGCGCTCCTGCGGCTGGAAGAGATCGATGTAGTAGATTTCGTTGTCGTCGTCGTCGGCGATGGTCTGGCCGGTGCCTGCGATGTCGGTCGCCGGCGTCGAGGTTGAGCCCATCTGCGCCTTGATCGAGTAGGTCGCCCCGGTGGCGATGGCGGCGGTCTTGACGATCATCAGGACGCCGTCCCAGCCGGTCATGTCGAGAGCGGCGCCCTCGCGGTCGGCGGTGCCGCTGGCGTAGTCCAGGGCGGTGGTGATTTTGCAGTTTTGGGAAAGCATGGATTAGTCCTCCGTAGGCTCGGCAATCGGCAGCAGGTCCGGCTCGGGGCGGCGCGTACGGCGCGGCGCGACCGAGGCCGGGGGTGGTTCGGCAAGTGGCGCCTCGGGCGGTGAGGCGGGCGGCGCCGGCTTGGCTTTGCCGGAGGAGCAGAGCTCCGCGGCAAAGCCCCGGCTGACCGCCAGCACCTCGCCCGGCTGGACGGAGCGGCCGTCTAGCCAGAAGGCGCGCAGCACTTCGAGACGCACGCTCATCAGGTGATGGTATGGGCGCGGCTGAACGCGGCGGCGTGGCGGATGCCCACGTCCACTGAGTACAGCGCCCGCACGCCGCGGATTCCGGCCTGGAAGTTGGCGTAGGGGTTGACCTCGATTTCGAGCACGCCCCACTCGGCGAGCACCGCATGCTCCCAGGCGCCAAAGACCATGGTGGCGGCGGTCAATTGCTGGCTTGACATGGCCGGAATGCCGAACAACGAGCCGTTCCACACGTTGCCGAGCCACAGGCGCGTCGTGCCGGTGGATGGCAGCTCAGGGCGGGCCATGAGCAGGCCAGCGACGGCGGCGGTGGTCACGTAGCCCGGGCGCTGCGGCTCCACATTGGCGGAGGCGACGTCGGTCATGAACTCGATCACGCCCGCGGCGGCGAGCGAGGTGCCGGTGACGCTGCCGATCCCGGACGTGGCCGAGATGCCCATCGGGGCGCCGGCATTGCCGTTGCCCTCGAGGATGGCGGCATCCACCGCCAGGCCGACCACTTGCGCCAGGTCGTTCATGACCATGGCCTCGGCGCTCGGGTTGGATTGCAATAGCAATTGCCGGCTGATCTCGGTGTAGGCGCCGACGTTGCGCGGGCTGAGGCTGATCTGTCCAATCGTCTGCTGACTCTCGGTCGCGGCCTCGTTCTCCGACAGCCAGTAGGCGGTCGCGGCGCCGGTCTGCTTGGGAATCGAGACGTTGCCGGTGAGGCCGGTCAGGCGCGTGGCACCCATGCGCAGCGCGACTGAGCGATTGCGCAGCAGGTCGATAAAGCTCAAGTTGGCCGTTTCGACCAGGTAGCCACCCGCAGACGGCACGCCCGCCGTGAGGTCGCGCGAGAGGATCTCGCCGGGGACCAGGAAGGTCCGGGACGGATCGCGGGCGCCGCGCTCGACCGGCTGCAACACACAGGCGCGGTCGGACGGCAGGAAGAAGCTCTCCTCATTGGGCAGGCGGTTGAGCTTGCGCTGGAGCTCTTGGTGCACTTCATGCTCCAGGCCCGCGCGACCGGGATTTTTGTTGCCGACCGCCTCGATCATGCGGAAGATCGAATATTGCGCGATCTCCTTTCGGCTCATCCCAACATTGGACGCGGCACGCTTGAAGTCCTTGTGCCGCGCGGCCAGGACTTCCATAGCGCGACCCTGCGCCTCCTGGATGGTGACGCCCTCCAGCACCCAACTGGTGGCGGTGCCCTCATCGATGTCGGCCATTTGGCAGACGTGGCGGATGGTGTCAGTCCGGGCCTTCTCGACCGCGGCATGGTCAACGCCTGACTGGATGGTGTCGGAACGGGTCTCGGCGGAAGGCGCCGCCTGCGCAGCTTTCTCGGTCATGCTGACCTCCGGTTGTTTGGCGGTGTCCGCCGGGATGAGTGGATCGTGAGCGCGTCCCACTTTCGCCGATTGATCGGCAGGGACAGTGACAAGCGAAATTTCGTAAGGCGTCCAGTGCGTGACGGTGTACTCGTCGCCGTCCTCGCCGGAGCGGGTGAGAATCATGTCGTCGATCTTGTAGCCGACCGACACCGAGCGCAGGATGCCGTCTTGCACGTCCTGCCACACCTCTTGCGCGCGGGCGCCGGAGCCGAAACGCACCAGGGCGCGGCCCTTGCGGTCGTCATCGATGCGGGCGGACTCGACCACGCCCACATAGTCGTCCCAATCGTGGTTGATGAGCAGGTTGGCCCCATCGTTGAGTCGGCTGAGATCGGCCGCTCCGAGGTCGTGGCTCAGCACCTCGACGCCCCAGAAGCGCCGGTAAGGCGCCTCGGAGCTGAAGGCGAGCTCGACGGTGCGCGCCTTGGGGTCCACGCTGGCGCGGTCAAAGCGCGCTTCACGGGCGAAGTCTTTGCCGCGGATGTCGCGGGCGATGTCTAGCGCCATGGCAGTTGCCTCACGTTGTCGGGCGGGGCGTCATCGTCCTCCGCCTCGTCGTCGGTGTCCGGGTCGGACGGTTCGGCGTCGCTATCGGCTAGCTCGGTGGTGTCGGTCGCCAGCCCCAGCTCGGTAATCAGGTCGAGCTCACGGCGGCGGGTCTTGAGCACGTCCTCGATGTCCTGACCGCCCGCGGTCTGCGCGATGATGTCGGTCTTGGTGATGTAGCCAGCACGCTCGGCCTCTTTGTAGGCGTTGACCTCCTTGGTCGGATCGACCCAGCCCCAGCCGCGCGGCTTGAAGCGCGCCGCGAGATAGCGCTCGGGGTCGGATCGCAGCATTGCCAGATGCTCGGCGGGCAGGGCGCCGAAGGTGGCGGCCTGGGTCAACCACAGCCGATGCAGTGGCTCGCGGAAGGCGCGGATGAACCACTGTTGCAGCATGCGCCAGTGGTCGCGATCGTCGAGCAGCGAGAGGCGCGAGCTGGAATAGTTGCTCTGGCTGTAGTCGCGCGAGAGGCTTTCGTAACTGGCCCCGGCACCGGCCGCCACCTCGCGCAGCATGTAGCGCAGGAAGGGGTCCGCGGCGCTGTTCGGCCGGTTCGGGGTCCAGGCGTCGAAGCGCTCGCCGGGCTTGAGATGGCGGATCTCGCCCGGCTCGACATCGATGGTCTGCGGGCTCTCGGGATCGCCCTGGTAGGGCGCCTCCTCGGAGGTGACGAAGCCGACGTACATGGCGGCGGCGCGGGCGGCGAGGATCTCGGCTTGGGTGTAGCCGACCACGTCTTGCAGCTTGCGGATGACCGCATGCAGCCAGGGCTCTCCGCGGCTCTGCGGCCAGCGGTCGATCAGGTGGAGGTGGAAGATGTCCGCGGACGGGACGCGCTCCAGGTGCGCGGAGCGGTGCCAGTCGTAGCGGGTCTCGCCGGGGTAGAGGCTGTTGAGCCAATAGGCGACCGGGCGGCCCCAGCCGTCTTGTTCGATGCCCAGGCGTACCACATGGCCCTCGGCGACGGCGGGGATCTGGTAGTCGTCCGCCAGGCGCTCCGCCTCGATCAGCTCCAACGCCAGCGGCACGCGCGAGGCGCCGAACGGGCGGCGGTGCACGCGCACGAACACCTCGCCGGCCTCGAACACCTCGCCGAGTAGCACGCGCTCGAAGTCGGCAAAGTGCAGTCGTCCGGCGACGTGGCAATGATCGGCTTGGCACCAGCTGTGCCACAGCCGCTCAATCTCGTCGTTGTAGCGTGTGTAGAGTTTTCCGTTGCGGAACGCGATCGCGCCTTGCAGCCCGATTCCAGCGCCGATCACGTTGGCCTCGACCAGTCGGCGGGCACGCTTGGCGTAGGCGTTGTTGCGCACCAAAGCTCGGCAGCGGTTGCGCAGGGCGGCGAGGCTGAGCGCGAGCTCGCTGTCGGCGCTGGTGGTGGCGATCGCGGGCTCTGGCGTCAGGCGCGAGCTGCGCGCCCCGTCGTACGCGCGCTGGCTCAGCGCGGCGGGCGGGCGGGTGCGCTTGGCCTTTTTGCCCATCAGTGGGTGCCAAGCCGGAGGTAATAGCGGCGCGGGTCAAGCCCCAGCGCTTTTGCCCGTGCGGCGGCCTCTTCCCCGTCCACCTCGGCCTTGAGGGCATCACGGGCCTTGAGCAGATCGAGTGTCGAGTGGTACTTGATCGCGCGCCCGTCCAGGTTGAGCTCGCCGGCCGCGATGTCGCCCGTCGTGAGATACGACTCGATCGCGTCGAGGATCTTGGCGGCGGAGCTGCGGGTATCGTAGCCAGTGGAGGCGGCGGCAAGATTGGGCCGCACCGTCAGCGATCCGTTACCGACCATGTAACGCTGCGTGCTGAGCGTCACATATGCCTGCCAGGTGTAGTCCCCGGCGGCGTAGCCGGCCGTGGTCGCCGCCGTCACCGTGACGAGATGGTCGGCGCCGCTGGCGCTCGCCGTGATGGCGATACGCGCGCTGCGCGTGGTCAGCGCGTAGCTCAGTACCCAACCGGCGGTAGCCGGATAGTCGGACAGGCTACGCGACCAGGTCCAGGTATCCCCGGCGGTTAGGTAGCTCGGCTCGGTGGTTGGGACATCGGCCATGCGGGCATTGAAAGCCCGACATGCCGATTGTCAATCCATCCCCGTTTATCCGGCGCCTCAACGGGTTAGTCGTGCCAGTGGCTCGCCCGGTAGGCGCGGCGAATGGCCTCGTGGTTGGCCAGCGGCGGCGCGCTCAGCGCCTGCGCCAGTGGTTGCCCGGTGTCCAGGCGCCAGGCGAGCGTTTGCCGGTTGAGCCCGTGGGCGCGGGCGAGCTCCGTCAGGCGCCAGCGGCGACCATCCCAATCAATCCAGCGGGGGCGAGGCATGGCAGCGGTCCTCCTACCAGTCGCGAGGGCGGTATCGGGGTTGACTCAACGCCCGCGGCTTGGGCGGCGGCTTGTCGGCCGCTTGGGTCGGCCGTGGCGCGGTCGGCTGTCCGCACAGGCGCGCGGCGGCGAGCGCGTAGACCAGGCAGTCGAGCGCCTCGTTGCGCGGTCGGGTCTGTACCCACTCGGCATAGGCGCGGGTGCCGCGGACCTTGGTCACCAGCTTTTCCGCCGCGAGCTGGGCGAAGTATTCGTCGTCGAACGCCGGGCGGTTGGGGTAGTGGAGATACCCGGGACCGGGGTCGG